TCTCTTAATTGAGAAAGTTTATATTCAAAAGAACATCTATCGCAAAGAGCTAATGCATATTTACCAGATGCATATGCCATTTTAGTACCCGTTTCTTAAATAAGGAGCAATTCTAAATGAAGCTCTATCCTCATCTTGGCTCATCGCTCTTTCAAATTCTTCTTCATACATTTGTTTTAACATAACAACTCTTTCTGGAGCTTTTTTAATTGCAATGTAATATGCAAGCCCGGCTGCAAAACAAGGGTAAAATCTAAAAGGCATGTCCATGGTATTGGTTGCTTTGTCCGCATCATCCATTCTTACAAGCTTATTAAAAACCAATATATCAGTAGAGTTCTCTGGAGCAGGCCATATATTTAATACCGGAATAATAGATTTATCAAAAAAGAATTGAGAGGGCCTAGCTTGAGAAGCTTTGTTTGGTATGTTTAAAAACTCACTTCTGCTTATTCTAGACATTTGTAAGTCAGTGGTTGTTCCACCACTTGTTCTTCTAAGAGAACAATCAAGTATATCGATAATATTTGCAGTTAAAGTATAACTTGTTGTACCTTGAGTAACAGTTTGAGTAGCTTGTTCTACAGTCCATTGATTAAGCCCCCGGTTAGCCCATTCAGCAAGCATAAGATTTATAGATCTTTTTGCTGTTTTTAGATCATAACCAGTTCTAAGTTCAAGACCACATCTTTCAAATGCTTCCTCTACGAACTCAGCTACGTTTGGTTCAAAATCTGTACTGCCTGAAAGTGCCATAATTAATCCTCTGGAGCGTATAGATTGTTAAATGTTACATTTGGATCCATATAGCTCTCATGTTGTTCTGCTGAATGCGTCCATTGAGAAGGCATAAAGTCTGGTGCTCCCTCGCCCACACGCCATAAAGCAGGGTTTGTTGCTCTTACCCTATTATTTGGTAAAGCTACAAAATTGCCAGTATATTCACCAGCATCTGTTAAATATAGCACATGTGACTGCTTATGTTGAGCTGGGTCATCTGCTATAGAATTATCTGTATAGTCTACAGTAAATAAATATTTTCCTGTATAAAATTCTTTTCCTATTTTGCATAGCCAAGGAGATGAGCTTACCCTGTCCATAACTACAACAGAGTGCTCGTGGCTTAAGCAATCCCAGGGCTGAGCTAGGTGATCTTCCATTGGCGTTGGCCATTCTTGTAGCGGAATGTCTGCTATTAAAGCCTGTATTGGCATTCTTGCCCACATAGCGCCACCATGAACGTTTGGTGCGTCTTCTTCATTATCAATTTCGCATCCAGTAAATACTACCTGAAAAGATAAAGATCTGTCTGGAATTGTATTAACAGCTATAACAAGAGCATGTAAATACTCTCCGTGATAGTTGCTATGATTTGCTGTAAATTCTTTTCTTACCCAACATTTAAACTGGGGTATGTTAGAAATTAAATATGACATGCAAGGTGCAAATTAAACTTTGCCGCCTTTAGCCATATATTTGGTACCTTTCATAGCGCCGCCTTTAGACATGTATTTGGTACCTTTCATAGCGCCGCCTTTAGACATGTACTTAGTTCCTTTTACAGAACCGCCCATTGCGTAGCCTTTAGTTTTCTTAAACATTTGTTGCTCCTAATAAAATTTAGTTTTCTTTCTTCTATTGTTCATTACTTTACCACATCCTTTAGCAATTCTAATTTCTGCGACATCACCTTTTGATTTTTTTACTCTGCCGTCTTTCCAACTAATTCTTTTAGAGCTAGTTTTTTTTTCGGCTGCTGATGTACATTGAGCTTTTGTTGGTCTGCAAGCAGGATAGCTTTTTCTTTTCTCTCCTTTTTTTCTTCCGCAAGGCTTGCCTGTTTTACAGTCAATCCAGCCTTTGCCGTCGTTTTGCTCAAACCAAGTTTTTAAAGGGTTTTTAGCCATTAGCTTAATTTAGTTTTTTTACGTTTACCTGGAAGCATATTGTTAAAACCTTTAGCTTCAACAAAAGTTACCTCTCCGCCTGTTGCTTTTTTAACTGAGTTACCCCAGTTTTTAGCGCCAACTTTACGGCACTTAACCAAAGCTCCGCTAGCATAAGCAGATGGCCAAACTTTGTATCTTGATTTTACTTTGTTATAACAAGCATCTTTTTTAGTAGCCATTACTTTCTCTTAGATTTTGCTCCAGCACATTTCCATCTTTTTCTTGATAGAT